CGTAAGCCCGTTACAATTAGGTCATGGGAATTAAACGGTTGGTTGCCAAAAGCCAAATACCGAACACCACCACCACGTACTGAAAAACTTTTAGGAAAAACTCCAAAAGGACGTAGACTTTACTCGCTAGAGCAGGTAGAGTTTCTGATCACCGCGCTGTCGCGGTTTGAGATAGACAACCCAGTCAAGGCCAACTGGGACGGCTTCAGACAGCACATCAAAAAACAATGGCCCAACGATTAAGGAAAAATTATGAGCAGATATGACGACGAAGAAGAAATTATGGAAGATGCACCTGTGCGGGCAACCGCAGGGTTGTCTCTCAAGGTTGAGGACGCCGAAGAGGCCCCCGCCTCAGGTTCCCGCATCATCCGTCGTGGTTGGGGTGCAGCGGAGGCAGTAAAACATGCTGACTCTCCTTTTGCACAACGCCTACGAGTGATGGACGACCCCATCGTTATCAAGTTTTTGGAGGATGAGCCTTACGCTTCTTTCCGCCAGCACTGGGTAGAGCGTTCAGGTCAGAAGTCATTTACTTGCATTGCAGACATTGACCCCAAGGGTTGTCCTTTGTGTGACGCTGGCAGTCGCCCGTCAACACGATTTACTTTCAATGTGGTTTTGCTTAGCAGTGATTCAGAACCAACTGTCAAGTCATACGAAGTTGGTCCGCGAGTTATTGACCAGTTAAAGAACTTTCACAATGACCCTCGCCAGGGACCTTTGTCAAAGCACTACTGGGCAGTAAGCCGTTCAGGAAAAGGCGCAACGTCAGCAACCAATCATCAGTTGGTTAAAGACCGCGACCTTGAAGAGTGGGGCCTTGAAGCCCTTACTACAGAAGATGTAAAAGACTTCCGTGGTAAAGCTTATGGACCTGAGATCATCTCAATTCCAGCTCGCAAAGATCTTCAGCAGATTGTTGTTGAAGACCTAGGCGACTGATTTAAATGACAACCGATGTTGTTAGCGTAGGGGTGGGAAACCACCCCTACGTTGTATCTACGATTGAAGAGATACACGAAATAATTGAAGTTGTTTCTAAGGTTGGGGCATTTACCTTTGACGTAGAAACAATGGGAAATGTAGAACGTCATCCTGATGTAGTTGAGTGGATTGACAAAGAGTGGAAAGAACACGTTTTAACTCTTAAGGCTCCCTCAGAAGATATCAAAGCACGTGCAAAAGAAATTGTTACTGCAAGGTGGAAGAACACACTTGCCTTAGACCCATTACGCAACAGCGTGTTTTGGATTGGTATTGCAACAACAGGACGGTCATGGGCTATCCCAATGGGGCACCCAAACGGTGAGGTAATTATTCCGGAAGAACGCGGAGACGGATCTACCATACCCCCTCCTGGGTATCGTAAATTTACGGCAAGCGGTAAAGAGTCAATGGCCAAAGGTCGCTACTTCAAACCCGCAGTATTCAGCCCCGCACCTCCACAACTATCTTGTACTGAAGTCTTTGATGCCCTTAAGCCATTGTTCTTTAGCGACATGGTGAAGATTGGTCATAACGTAAAGTTTGACGCCCGTTCAATTCGCAAGTACTACGGCGGAGAATTACCACCAGGTCCATACCTTGACACCATGATTATGCAACATGTTGTCAACGAGAACCTGTCGGAGTACAGCCTCACAAGTTTGATTGCTCATAACTTTGAGGGGCATAACGCTTACTACCAAGATGGCAAACTTGGCAGCATTATTACTGAAGTTCCTTTTTCTAAAGCTACTAAGTATGTGCACCTTGATGTGCGCTGGACATGGGCTATATATAAACACCTTTGGGTTAAAATATGTTCAGTTCCCGAATTGCTCTCTTGCTTACGTCAGGACATGGAAGTTCTGCGCGTACTCATGGAAATGGAAGACGAGGGTATCCCCGTCAACAAACGATCCATGACTATTTTGGGAAAGACATTAGAAAAGCGTCTTAACGAAATCTTTTTAGGAATGATGGATTACGCCCCACCAGGGTTCAACCCAGATAGTTCTAAGCACAAACAAGAGTTGTTATTCAATAAGAAAAAAGAAGGCGGGCTAGGTCTTAAGCCTGTTAAAACAACTCCAGGTGGGAACGCTTCAGTTGACGAAGAGTCATTACACAAATTAGAAACTAAGCATCCCGTAATCCCTTTGTTAATTGAATGGTCAGAAACCAAGAAGCTTGCCACTACTTATGTTGATGGCTTATTGCCCAAGTTAGTAAACCATCGCCTACACCCATCGTTCCACCTGCACAGGACTGCTACTGGGCGCTTGTCATCAAGCAACCCAAACCTACAGAATATCCCTCGTGATAGCAGCGTACGAGGTTTATTTGTAGCACCACAGGGTTACCAACTGTTAGTTGCTGACTACGACCAAATTGAACTTCGGGTTATGTGTATGTTTTCTCACGATCCTAAAATGAGTGAGTTCTTCTTAACAGGGGCAGACATTCACTCAGGTGCAGCGGCTCTAGTACTTGGCAAAGATGTTAGTGAAGTTACTCCAGACGAACGCCAACTTGGAAAAGGCGTTAACTTCCTTACCGCATACGGTGGGGGGTCTCAAAAGTTGGCTCGTACTACAGGTATTGATGAAGAGCACGCCAAGTATGTCATTGACCAGTATTACAAGCAGTTCTCTGGGATTACAAAATGGAAGCAAGAAGTCATTGGCAAAGGTAAGGCTTTTGGTTACGTCTCTACAATGTCTGGTCGCCGCAGGCATTTGCCAGACCTTAAAGCCTCAGATCGTATGCTTAGCTCAAGGGCAGAACGACAGGCTGTAAACGCTGTTGTACAAGGCTCTGCCGCTGACATCTGCAAGAAAGCAATGATTGATGTTTACGCTGCTTTTAAAGATCATGACGCTAGGATGCTGGTTCAAGTGCACGACGAACTAGTTGTGCTGGTCAAAGATGAGGACGTTGACTCTATGCTCCCTTTACTCGTATCAGCAATGGGAGACGGGGTAGTGTACGAAGGTATACCATTAAGGGTGTCCTGTCACTCGGCAAGTAGCTGGGCGGAGGCAAAAGGAAAGTGACCACATTTATGACACCTGTTGACAAGCGTAACTTCTATCTAGCCCTTTCTATTTTAGAAGGCCAAAAACTAGCTTCTACCGCAGGGTTCTCTGTACCCTCGGGTGATGTCCAAGAAAGCGAAATCATGGACATCATTAGAAAATGGCTAGTCCTTACTGCAGTTGGCGTGTTTGACAACGTTAAAGAGTGCTCTGATTGGATGATGGAAATTGTTAAAGTCCATCAAGATCTTACGGAAGAAGAACTAGACCGCACAAAAGATGTTCTTGTTTCTTTTGGAATGGGATTGATCTCCCACCTTATTGATGGTGATATTCTTTGTCTCCCAGAACAAATTGATGAAATTGAAATGAGCAAAGAGTCAGCTGCTCAATTTATAAGTTTTATGACAACTACAATGGAGGAGTTAGAAGAAGATGAGTGATTGGTGGTCACGCCGGTTATCCGACCCAAATCCCCCCAAAACTAGGGAAGTTTCGTTACCCCCAACTTCACCTCTTATTCGCTTTCCTGCTGCGGTAACACCACAGCATCAGCAACAACCGCAATTCCAACAAACTAGCCAGAGAGTTCTAGATGACTCTCGTGCACCCACAGACAACCTTGGTATGGGTGACGCTATTCGTTTGTGGAAAGGTGGAGAAGCCCATCGTAAAGAAGGTCATTTATCTTGCCCCTCTTGCGGAAGTAAAAATGTGTTTACTCGCGTAGGTCGTGGGGGCACAATGATAAATGGTTCAAGTCCTGCCCCAAGATGCTTTGAATGTGGGTGGAATGGTATGTATGATCAAGGAGAACAGTCTAACTGGGCTGTATAACTAGGAGAACAAATTGAAACCCGAACAGCATGAGACGCTTGCGTCAATTATTGCGTCCATTAACAAAAAATACGGCGAAGACATCGTTGTTCAAGGTAACCGAGTTAAAGAAGAACTTCCACGGATTACAACTGGCATCCTTGCTTATGATCTAATGCTTGGTGGGGGTTGGCCCATGAACCAATGGTCAGAAATCATTGGTGATGAATCTTCAGGTAAGACAGCTATTGCTTATAAAACAATTGCGGCTAACCAAGCGTTAGACCCTGATTGGATTGCAATGTGGGTAGCTGCTGAAGAGTTTGTACCAGAATACGCAGCAGCTTTTGGCGTTGACTTAGAGCGTCTATGGGTTGTTGAAACCAATATCATGGAACACGCATACGATTTAATTATTAAAACTATGGAGAATCGTGCAGTTGACTGCATTGTTCTTGACTCCATGCCAGCCCTTGTACCTGGCGACGAAGACGAAAAAACTATGTCTGAGTTTCAAATGGGTCTTGGAGCACGCCTTACAGGTAAGTTCTTCCGCAAATCATCAAAGGCACAAAAGCGTTCAATGATCCATGAAGACCGTGGGTGTACTGGTTTGGTTATTAACCAGTGGCGTGAAAAGATTGGCGTTATGTATGGTGACCCACGAACAACACCTGGTGGTAAAGCAAAAAACTTTCACTACTTTGTTCGCATTGAGTTAAAGCGTGATGAGTGGATTAAAGAAAAGGACGAACCAGTTGGCCAAACTATTCGTGCCCGAACGCTTAAAAACAAAACTTACCGACCACAACAAATTGCTGTAGTTGATTTCTACTTCTCAGATTCAGGTGGTTTTAAACTTGGTGAGTTTGACACCATAAAAGATATCGTTAACATCTGTATTGCTACAGAAGTTATTACCCGTGGTGGAGCGTATTACAACTACGATGGCCAAAAATGGCAAGGTAAAGACGCCCTACTACAGGGTGTTAGGGAAGACCTAGGACTGCAAGAGGCGCTTAAACAAAAGGCTAAAGAAAAGTTCGCATGATCTTAGGAAGAGAAAATCCAAGAGATACACAACGCCAGATAATGAAAGCCTCTAAAAAGCAGGAATTACGTTCTGCTAAGGCTTACAATGGTAGTCGTAATGCAGGGTCAGGTTCTGGGTGGATGCGTAAGAATGACGTGCGCACCCATGACATGCTTATAGAAAACAAATTGACATACAATGAAAAGTCTTACTCAATTAAGTCCAAAGAATTACAGGAGCTAACGCAACGTGCCGTACTTGAAGATCGCCTTCCTGTGCTTCAGTTCGACCTTGGCGGGCGTAATTATGTCATTCTTAATGAAGCAGACTTCCAAATGATTATTGGAGAACAATGACTGATACACCATGGAACATGCAAGACTATAAAACTATGATGAGAGCCAAAGGTAGGTTGCTCCCTCTTGTAGAGCAAGTAGCCGCTAAAGAAGCAGCATCAAAAAACTCACATAGAGATACCAAGCATCTCCATCCAAGTGAGCTATCTAAAAAAGATTGGTGTGCTCGGGCCGCTGTATACAAGATTACTGATGTTCCAGGAGCAGACGAATCAGTTGCTTTTGGTCGTCTAAACATCTTTGCTGAAGGGAACTCTATTCATGCTAAATGGCAGACGTGGTTATGGAAAGCAGGAATCCTCTCGGGGGTATGGAATTGCCAAGCGTGTGGCGTTGTTTGGGTTGGTGTCTCCCCTACTACTTGTGTTAGTTGTAAGTCTGATCGGCTTAAGTACGGCGAGGTTCCTTTATCTAATGATGAATACCGGATACTCGGGCACGCGGATGGAGAGATATGCGATAAAGACGGCGCAGCACTCATCGAGATCAAGAGCGTAGGTATTGGTACTGTTCGGTTTGAAAAGCCCGCTTTGTTTATGGATTACAGCAAAGGTGAACTAACGATTGACCAAGTATGGAAAGCAATCAAAACACCGTTTGCTTCACATGTGCGTCAGGGCAATATCTATATGCATTGCACTGGGATTGACACCATCATCTTTATCTATGAATGGAAGCCAACTCAAGAAATTAAAGAGTTTGTAGTCAAGTACAGTCCAGAAATTATGGAGCCAATTTTAGAGAACTGCAAAACAGTCATTGCACACCTAGATAATGAGACCACTCCAGAACGCCCTGATTGGGCGACAGGTAGTTCTTGTTCGGGATGTAAGTTTTGCCCCTACAAGAAAGTGTGCTGGGCATGAACAGAGTTATTTCAAAAGACCAATTAGAACATCCAGCTATTGCCAAATTCAATAGCAAGTTCTCTCTCCCTGCTCGCCCCACAGATACCCCTCCACAAATGCCAGAGCATTTAGATGATTTGCACGACTCTGACCTAATGGATTTGTACACTCAATTTATGGGATGGGTTTCTTATTCCAAAGGCCAATTAGTTAAAGCAGAGATTAGTGAAGACCGTGAAGCTAATTACTGCCGAGTACTAGAAGCCAGGGTCCTTATTGAGCAATGGGGTGCCGACGCTAAGGGAGATAGGGTTACAATCGCCAAGGCTCGTCGTGATGTTGATGACCGCGTAATTTCTCAACAAGAAACTTATCAAGTTGCTCGTGCATATCGTAAACTTATTGAAGCCATGTTTGAATCATGCGAACGTGGCGCACAGTTGCTTTCACGAGAACTCAGTCGTAGGATTGGACTGAATAGCAAAGAACAACGTACATCACGATTTGGAGCATGACATGTCAACATGGCAAGAAGAAGGCGCTAGAGCAGCTCGGGAAATGAACGAGCGCATGCGCCAAGAAAACAATGCCAGAGCTTCTGTTGGCCCTATTAACGAAGTAAACCAGACTCTTAAAGAAATTAAAGCTCTATTGATTGAGATAAGGGAAGCTGTTAAGAATGGCTAACCCCGCTAAGCAAAAGGGAACCTCGTTTGAAACCCTTATAAGGATCTATCTTAATGATAACGGTTTTCCAGTAGCCCACCGAACTGTCCTAAAAGGTGGCGGTGACACTGGGGATATCAACGGTATTCGGAATAAAGAAAACCGGCAAGTTGCAGTACAGTGCAAAAATCAAAAAGCCTTTGCCCTCAGCCAATGGTTAAACGCCACTGTTGAACAAGCAGACAATTTGGGTGGTGCAGTTCCCGCTTTGGTTGTTAAACGCCCAGGTAAAGGGGAAAAAGCCGTAGGTGATTCCTACGCTGTGCTCAGGTTGTCTGACTTGGTTGTGTTATTACAGGAGGCTGGGTACTTCTAAGATTAAGTGTTCATTTAGATCACTACTATTGGAGTACTTATGTCACAAGAATCACAAGTTGACGATATTGTAAAAGTTTCTGGAACTAGCAACCCTCAGAGTGTTGGTTCAATTGTCGCCCGTGCAGTAATTGCTGGGCAAGAACCCAAGATGCGGGCAATTGGTGCTAGTGCAGTCAACCAAGCAGCAAAAGCGTGCGCCATTGCCCGAGGCTTTGTAGCCCCGCGAGGCGTTGATTTAACTTTTGTTATTGGGTTTGATGACATTAAAGGTGAGAACGGCGAGACCATTTCTGCCATCACCTTCAAACCTGTAGCCCGATAAACACCTTTAAATAAGGTGGTAAAATATAATTAACTATTTACTTTTGTGAGGTAACTAATGGCTAACGAGCGAGCATCCGAAAACGACATTGCAAAAATGCTACGCGCAAAGCGTCGTAAGGCTGGAGTAACCCAATCAGGTGCTGCTTCAGGAAAAGGTAATGCCGATCCCGCCAAAGCGCGTAAGGCAGACGAAGCAGCAAAAGCTAAGAGTCGCGCTAACTCAGCTAAAAAGTCAAAACTAACAGAAGAACAGCGTCAAGAGCTCATCTCTCGTCGTACTGATCCTTCAAACCCTAACTTTGGCCGCAATGAATCTCTTAGGAGTTATGACGAGGATAGTGTCTTTGGAAGTGCTGACGACCCAGGCGCAGCTGCAACTGACGTAACAAAAGCAGGTTCTACAGAAGCCGTTCTTACTCAAAGTGCTCCACGAAGTGACATTGATAAAGCACTTGAAACCCCCTCTGGTACTAAAGCAGGGTACAGCCCTGTCAGGGTTAAGGGTGAATCCAATCTTGCTGAAGACACCGAAGACTC